GTTAAAAGGTTTGTTGCTGCGTTAGCAGGTGTGAAAGTTAATAAAGTTTCACCAGATGCTGAAGTATCAAAAGTTACTTCTGATGAACCTCTTGATTCAATTACTGAACCAGTTGCATATGCATCTGAACCAGCACAATCAAAAGATAAAGTTGCTGTTCCACCAGTTGTGTCAACCGCTTGCGCGTAGACTACAATTGTCCCTGCTGTTGCTGCAGGCAAAGTTGCTGCGCATGCCGCTGCACCTGTGTAGTTGATTACAGAAATAGTGTCAGCCGCTAAAGTTAGCGTAGATGCTGTTGCTACATCTGAGATTGATAGACCAGTAAAGTCAGGCATACCTGAACTCATTCTAGTTGTGAAAGCTCCAGTAGACGTATTTTTGGTTGCCACTTGGAAACCTTT